GGATGATTATTTCAGCGGTAGAATATCTCAGTGACATTGAGAAGGTCGCAAGTTCGAACCTTGCATCATCCACCAAAACGCTTGACAATGAATCTCGGATGTGATACAATACATTCATAACTTAAAAAGGAAACGACATGAAACGTTCAGGTAAACGATAGTGTCATTCTTGACCCCCGTATGGTCAGGGATGGCACGTAAAAGACAAACTATTACGATCCATCCCGTTAAGGTGTTATTGGTAGCATACATGACTCTTAATCATCGAGGTCAGAGTTCGAATCTCTGTAGCGGGACCATATGGGGGTATAATTCAACGGCTAGAATATCCGGCTTTTAACCGGTCTATCAGGGTTCGATTCCCTGTGCCCCTACCATATAAAAACATTTTCGACGGATGCCATACCGCCCAAAAGCAATAGCGGTCAACATTCGGTCCTCCTGGCAGAGGGCGAAAAGTTGTTGTGCCAGCGACGACGAATTATTGAAAGTGTTTCTATATGGTAGAGCGAGGTGGTATGTAGGCATTCTCTAAGTGCCGAGGACCGGGATTCCTCTGTCAGCAACACTGGCACCATAACTTATAAACTAAATAGGAGGCATTATGCCATGGATTGAAAACGTAGCGGCAAGTGATGTGTCGACCAGATTCCATCACGATGCTGGTCCCAACTCGATGCTGATTAGTATCGTTGACCCGGCAAGCTGGCGTCCAACACCTGTTCATCAATTCAAAGAAGTTCATAACTTTGAGTTTCTTGATGTAGAAGAAAAGGATGAAGTTCTGGATCCTGCCATGAAATGCAGCCATGAAGATGCCGCTAAATTAGTAGCTCTATTAAAACACGCACTTGACAACAAGATGAATGTTGTAGTACACTGCTTTGCCGGCATCTGTCGCAGTGGCGCAGTATGCGAAGTTGGCGTAATGATGGGCTTTGACGACACTGGTCGATTCCGTAGCCCTAACTTACTTGTTAAGCATCGTATGATGAAGGCACTTGGATGGACTTATGACGAAAACGAAAAGCCAAACATTGATGACTGGCGAACATTCCGTAACGACTTTTGAAATAGCACCGGAGTATCTTACTTCGGTGACCATTCACCGAAAGTGGGGTTTGTATGACCATCTTGAAACGCTAACGCCAGAGCAACTATTGATTGTACTGGCAGGCAAAGACAGGTGTTCGTCTACTCACTCAGAGGATCATCCAGAGTTCGCTAAGTTGCGCAATCAACTTGAAGCAGGTGGTTTCATTCAAACATCACGTAACAGTTGGAACGGAGACTACGCCTTGAAATCGTTTATCTTAAACGGTGTTAGATTTGACAAGGGTGATCGTTTCAAGAGCGGTTGTGCTATCAAGTGGGATTTAGATCATTCAGAGAAACGGGTAAAACAATGAAAATGTATATAGCTATCAAAGAGTGGGTACCAACTGGACATGCACTAAACACTGCGGCTCATGCTGGTCTCATTGGATGGTTAGCATTTTCGTGGTTAGATGAAACACAAGAGTGGTTGGATCACTCATTCAAAAAAGTAACTTGTATGGTTACTGACGAAGAGTTTGAAGAACTAAAGAAAGTAAAGTATAATAAGGTAATCACTGAGAGCCGATTAGACAACGAAGAGGTAGCGATTGTGTTCGCGCCTCGTAAGAAGGAAGATTGGCCTGAGATTATGTCAACATTGAGGTTATGGTCATGAACAAGTGTTATGTATTAGTTGGTGTGCCAGGCAGTGGTAAGAGTACTTGGATCAAGTCACAAGACTGGGCTAAGGATATCCCTGTAGTATCTACTGATAACTTTGTAGAAGCTCATGCTAAGGAAGTTGGCAAGACTTACAACGAAGTGTTCCACGATTATATGCCTATTGCTGTTAAGTTGATGGCTAACCAAGCCCTCATCTGTCAAGCAAACAACTTGGATATTATCTGGGACCAAACTAGTACCACACGTGCTAGTCGCCGTCGTAAGTTTAACACATTGTCCGCTAAGCAATATGAGTTTATCGCAGTTGTGTTTAAGACACCACCACAAGATGAATTAGCAAGACGCTTAGCATCACGCCCAGGGAAACACATTCCTGACCACGTGATGAAGCAAATGATTGATGGCTTCGACCCAGTCGAAGAAAGCGAAGGCTTTAAAGAGATTTGGTATGCCGAGTGAAATTTACGTTGACGTTCCTAATGATTACCCATATGAGTTCGGCCGATATGAGTCTGGCCCACAAGTACTCACTAGAGACTTCGGCGTAAATTTCACATTCATTTGTAATATGGGCGCCAAGCTAAGCGAAGGTGATGTTCACCGTGTTGAGTTCAAAGACGAAGCAGAAGAACTGATATTCTTCCTTAAGGCGCCGTTCAAACAACTAAATAAAGACGTAGTAGAACGCTACATCGATTCACAAATACCAAGATGGAGACCAAAAGATGAAACGAGTTATAGAAGTCCGCGCCGCTGAAGGCGGTGAAGATAGTAAACTGTTTGCTAGAGACCTAGCACAAGCGTATAAGAAGTTCGCAGAACGCAAGGGTTGAACTACCCGCCTGATAAATGAGTATCTTGGCGAAGTTCACTTAGAAGTTCAAGGTACTGATTTATCCGGCTTACAGCAAGAAGCCGGTGGACACAGAATACAACGTGTCCCACCCACAGAGCGCAAGGGTCGTGTACATACAAGCACAGTCACTGTCGCTATCGTGGACCCACAACGTCCCACCCATCAAATCAACGAGCGAGACTTGAAGATTGAATGGTATTCTGGAACAGGTGCCGGCGGTCAACATCGCAACAAGCATCAAAATAGTTGTAGATTGACACACGTGCCGTCAGGTACGGTAGTTACCGCACAGTGTCGTAGTCGTGAGAACAGCTACCAGCAAGCTCTAGCTGAGATACAAAAAAGAGTTGACAATAACTTCATGACCTGCTATCATAGCAAGGTAAATGAAGATAGACGAGAACAAGTCGGCTCTGGTATGAGAGGCGATAAAATAAGAACATATCGTTTTCAAGACGATAGAGTTCAGGATCACAAGTCGATGAACGAAGCCAGTGTGAAAAAAGTAATGAATGGTAACTTCGACTTATTATGGAAATAAAATGTATAAAGTAAAATGGAAAGACAAATTTGGTTTCGAGCGAGTTCATAATTGTATGTCACTCGCCGATGCCATAGAATATAACAAGACAGTAAACAGACCAGGCACCTTAATCATAGGTGAAGGTATCGAGATAGTTGGCTCCATGGGAGTTGACTCAATCAAAGATGGACTATGTCCAGACGGTGTAGAGTACAGTTGGAGAAAAAGACGATGAGAACATGGATCACCTCTGACCTACATTTCGGTCACACAAACATTATGAAGTTTTGTCCCCATACTCGTTCACGTTTCAAAGACGTTGACGATATGAATGAGACAATGATTCGTGAATGGAACGCAACAGTGCAACCAGGCGATCTGGTCTACATCTTGGGCGACTTTGCTTTTCTGCCTGCTGACAAAGCAGTAAAGATTGCTAATCGTTTGAATGGTGACAAGATTCTCGTTGAGGGCAACCACGACCGTAAGTTGTTGAATGACCCAGTGTTTCGTCGTTGCTTCAAAGAAGTACATCAGTATTTGAGCATCACATACGACAAGCACCGTATCTGTATGTTTCACTATCCTATCGCGGAGTGGGACCAAATGCACAGAGGCGCCCTACACTTTCACGGACACTTACACGGTGGCAAGAGCGGCCTAGAAGAGTACCGCGCACGTGATATGGCATTCGATGCTACAGGCTTCATTGTGGTAGAAATGGAACGTGCTATCAACGATGCCATGACAGGCAAGATCAAAGGCCACCACGTTTGACAATAATTCCATATCCTAGTATACTATGACTTCATTGTGGGAAAATATATGGAAATTACCGAACACAGTAAAAACAAACTCAAGAAATCAATGGCAGACTGGGGAGTTCAATCTCCAGACTACTTTGATCCTATCTATAACTACTTAGTTTACGGATTCAATCCAGGCTCGTTCTTTACCGCATTCATGGCAAATGATGCTGTAAAAATGCTGTCACGCAGTCATCCAGCAAACAGTCTCAAGGAGCTAATAGCATTATCTAAGTGGGTATTGAATCATTTGGTAGGCACTCCTGCGTTTGGCTCATATGAAAAAGTAGAACTATGGTGTTCACTTGATAGTGAAAAACGTAGAGAAATCTTAGAAACAAAAAATTTAATTTTCACTGATGCCCAGGAGATTTTGCTCATTCTGAAGGGCACACCAACTCACTCGCCATTTTTTGAAGACAACATTTGACAATAAATGGAATTTCAGTTACAATACTTGTATTGAAGATCAAAGACTGTAAGAAATCGCAGTTGACAGAAATTCAAAAGTCGTTGTATAATACAATCATTGATTAACTAACAGGAGTTCAATATGAAAAGCAACACTCTTTTTGACGCCGTCGCGAACGTTTCCGGTAACTCTTTCATCGGTATGGATATGGTCACCACAGTCAAACTTAAAGGTGGCAAAGGCAATCCTCAACAAGGTCGTGTGCAGAAGCGTGTGACTGGTGCAGTGATGCAAGTCTTTCAAAACAAAGGCGTTAACGGTTACGAAGAAATGGTCAAGCGCCGCCTGATCGCTGAGGGCAAATCTGCTGACGACTTCAAACTTGGCGAACGTGCCTGGGGTGAACGTCTGTCTAACACCCCTATCATCAAACACGAGAAAGATGGCGACACTAAGTATTACTTGGAAGGCATCTTCCAAAATGCCGGTGAAGTTGAATACTTGCTTGATGGTAAGCCTGTCTCGATTACTGAAATCGAAGGCATGGATGCTCCTAAGTCATCCGCTCAAAGCCAAGGTGGTTTGAATGACAAAGTGGTCATTCGCACTATCGACGCTACTAACATCGCCGAATTGCGTATCAACGGCGCATCTTATAAGTAAGGATTAAATATGACAATCGTAGAGAGAGCAAGAGTATTTGCTACCGCCGCTCACTCTGCGGTTAGTCAATTACGCAAATACACAAACGAGCCGTACATCGTTCATCCAGCAGAAGTCGTAAGTATTGTTAAGACAGTACCGCATACTGACGAAATGTTAGCGGCTGCATGGTTACACGATGTTGTTGAAGACACAGGAGTGCCAATTGAAACAATCCGTTCAGAGTTCGGTGAGAAAGTCGCAGAATTGGTTGGATGGCTCACGGATGTCAGTCGCCCAGAACAAGGCAATCGTGCCGTCCGTAAAGCAATCGACCGTGCTCACACAGCTATGGCTCCAGCCGAAGCGCAAACAATCAAGTTGGCTGATTTGATTTCTAACACGAAGTCAATCATGGCACATGATGAAAAGTTCGCTAAAACTTATTTGGCAGAGAAACGTGCCTTATTGGAAGTAATGACTCGCGGTGATGCCACATTGATGGCAGAAGCTCGTAAAAACATCGAGGTGTAAAATGCTTGGTGCGTTGCGTAGTAAGCAGAATAATAGGTGTTACTACTGTAGTTGCGAAATGAACGGATCTAAAAAATCCCCACAGCAGGCAACTATCGAGCACCTCGTTGATAAGTGGTCAAGTCCCCGACACAAAAAGATTGAGGACGCTTCTAACTTAGTCGCGGCTTGTTTTCAATGTAACAACAGTCGCGGTGCCATTCGTAACAGAATTGCCCGTGACTACTACAAACGTAAGGCAATAGAACGAGGCATGAAACTCGCTGTTGCCTCTACTGCTAGTCGTGTGTTGTACTCGCTGTTTGGGCCAATACCACAACACTTGTTTGAATAGGGAAATTAAAATGTCACAAGGATATGATACAGCAGAAGAAGCAATTCAAGCTGGCATTGATGCCGGCGGCGTCGAAGAATTCGAAGGTCAAAATTGTGAAGACTGGGACGACACTGTTGTTTGTACAGGCTGGGATGGAGTTGACCGCCGCTGTGACTGCGGCAATCGTCGTGTCAGTTGGGAAACTAGTCAATATCCAAATGGTAAATTTTACGCTTATGGCGTAGCATATTAAGGAATTTTGTAATGCGTAAACTTGCAACTATTAGAAAAATTGATGCTCTTGATCCTATCGATGGCGCAGATAAAATTGAAGTGGCTACTGTTGGTGGCTGGAAAGTAGTAGCACAGAAGGGACTCTACCAAGTAGGCGATCTTGCTCTATACTTGGAAGTTGATTCATGGGTGCCGTCAAAGTTGGCGCCATTCTTGACTAAGCCTGGCCACTTTCCTAAGACATTCGAAGGAATTGAAGGTGAGCGTCTGAAGACTATTCGTCTACGTGGTCAACTATCTCAGGGTCTACTAATGCCCCTGGATGAAGTACTGCCAGGTACTCACTCATTCGGTGAAGATGCGGATGTAACTGAGTACTTCGGCATTGTCAAGTGGGAGAAAGCAGTACCTGCTCAACTTGCTGGTCAAGTTAAAGGTAACTTCCCAACCTTGATTCCTAAAACTGACCAAGAACGTGTCCAGAACTTGAAGAAAGAAATCGCCGCTTGCCAGGGTATGCGCTTTGAAGTTACGGAAAAGCTAGAAGGTTCTTCAATGACTGTTTATGTTAATGGCGAAGACTTTGGTGTTTGCTCACGTAATCTAGATTTGAAGCGTGATGAAAACAACTCATTCTGGGCTACTGCTATCAAATATGATATCGAGAACCGTTTGAAAGAACATGGCTTCAACGATATTGCTATTCAAGGCGAATTGATTGGACCTGGTGTACAAGACAACATCTACAAGCTGAGTCAACTTGAGTTTCGCGTATTCGATGTATACTCTATCAAGGGTGGCGAATACTTGACTCCTCAAAATCGTCGTCATATTGTGAATGTACTTGGCCTCACACACGTGCCTGTTCTTGAAGAAGAATTTGTACTTGATATGGACGTTGATGGGTTGCTTACCAAAGCAGAAGGCAAGTCAACTCTATTCTCTACCGAACGTGAAGGTATCGTGTTCAAGCAAGTTGATGGCGGCATGACATTTAAAGCTATCTCTAACAAGTATTTGTTGAACGAAAAGTGATTTGACAGTAATTCAGTTTCCTATTACAATACTTGTATTGAATTAATAGGAAATTGATATGGCAAAAGCACAACGTAAAGAGGTTACCGTAAGATTAGGTACAGAATCGTTCTACGATATCCTGGACCAAAAGACCCCACTTGAAGTGATTGCAGAAATGCAGGAGTTTGATTT